CTGACCTCGTGGGTAGTCCCAGTCGCCGGGTTCGTGTAACCGAACTTCGAGTAGGTGCCGACAAGTTCGTAGAAGGCCTCCAGGATGTTCATCTGATCCTGAGTGATCATCGTGAAGCCCGTCTTGAACGTCTTTCTCGGCCGCCTGGTGTGGCGAGGTCTGACGTGAACATAGCCGCCGTCAGCCTCACCCTTTAGACCCTTGTCCTCATACTCGATGCCGAAGTATTGAGAGTCCTGGATTTCCGCCAGGACACTCGGGAAGTTAATGCTTGTAGCCATTACGCTGCACCTTTCACTGCGTCACGGAGGGCGCCTGGGCGGTTGACCGCTTTCAGCACCACGTCCACGACAAACTGTTCACCGTCGAAGGATTGGCCAGTCTGTTCACCGTTCATCTGAGTGCCGGACTGGTTGATCACGTTCACCGAAACTCTCGGCTGTTGAGCCGGCTGCTGACCGCCACCTCCAGCCATCTGACCCTGGAGCGTTACCGGAATTGTTCTTCCGTCAGGTAGCGGAACGTAGGCCTCTGCCATAGAGCCCTCGCCGAACACAGCTACTTGCGGGGATCGCGCGATGCCGCCATTGGCGTATTCCTTTAGCTTGGCGTTGCCCCACTTGGTCATGATGCCGCCATTGGCATAAGGCTGAGCTGCTACCCAATTGGAGAAGTCGGTTCCGGTGTAGCCAGCCTGTGTTGCACCAGCAGACATAGAACCGCTTGCTGCGCCCGCCCCGCTCCAAGCTCCGGCGATGGACGTTGCGATACCAGCAACGGCCTTTGCGACCTGAATCTTGATCAGCTCCTTCAGGACGTACTGCACGAAGTCGGCGATCTGAAACTTGCCCTCGATCAGACCATCTGCAACGGTGTCGGAGAAGCTGTCCATCGCGGAGCCCCACAGGGACTTGTACTGCTCAGAAGCGTCCTGGTTCTCTCGAATCCACTTCTGCAGGCCGGACTCAGTGTCACGTTCGTGCTTGGCTCGCAGAGCCGAGATATAGCTGTAGTAGGCGTTCCAATCAGCCTCGCTCACATCCTGCGCGCTTGCCAGCTCGGCGTAGTATTCCCGAGCCTGCTGCATCTGATACTCGAACTCCTGGTCGATCAGCTGACTCTGGGTCTTCATCGAGTCTTCGATTTCCTTGGTGCGAGCGTTCAGAGCTTTAGTAGCTCCGCTGATCGCAACACGGTCGATCTTCTCGTCCAGGTCTTCGATTACGGCTCTCGCCTCGTCGATCTTCGCAGAGAGCTCGGTTTCGCCCTGAGCGTTGGCAGTGGCTTGAGCTCGGGCCAGTTCTTCCTGAATACCGACGATCTCTTCGCGGTAGCGCTCAGCGTCAGCGCTCGCCTTGAGCCACTGGTTTTCGTTCTCGTTCTTGAGCTGCTTGCCGGTCAGCACCTTCTCAATCTGGTTCACTCTGTCGAGAGATGCCTGATAGGAGTCGGTAGCTTCCTTGACAGCTTTGGTGGCCTTCTCCTGCTCCCAGCGCTGAGCCGCGAACTGTCGAGCCTTCTCGATCATGGCCGGGTCGGCGCTCTGACCCATTTCAGCCATGTTCTGCAGAACCTGTTCGAGCTGAGCCAGGTGCGGGTTCGCTTCTTCCGCAGTAGCGCCGGCCTTCGCGACGCTCAGAGACAGGCTGCTCATGAACTTGACGAGCGGGTTGAACTTGGCCGCCCCACCAGCAGCGCCAGCGCCCCCACCGACAATGGTGTCTTGCAGGTTGGTCTTCTGAATGCTGTTCAGGCTGTCGCGAGCTTCGTTCAGCTTGAGAGTGTACTCGTCAGCCTGCTTGGTCGCGGATGCCAGTCTCTCCCTCAAGCCCTGGCTTGCCGAGTCGCCGGCCAGCTTGATCGTCTGTTCAAGGCTGGCACGCTGCGCTTCGACTTTGCTCAACGCTTCGGTGTACTGGTCAATCTGATCCTGAACGCCCAGACGGCCAAGCTGACCAAGACCATCAACATACTGTTCCTGGGTGATCTCGCCGCGCTCGCGCTGGTCAGCCAACTTCTTCTTGTTGATCTGGTACTGGCGAGTCAACTCGGCGACTTTCTTCTCTTCGGCCAGGATCGCGGCACGAGCTTCCCGCTCGCCGTAGATTTGAGCGAGCTCTTGCCTACCCTTAGAGATATCCTCGTCTACCTTGCGAATCTCTGCTTCGGCCTTAGCTTTGGCGGCTCGGTATTCGCGCACGTTCGCGAAGTCGCCCTGCATACCGATTGTGTAGTTGCCTCGACCGAATCGCTCTTCCAGCTTCTCCTGGAGAGATTTCTTGTGATCGAGCAGGGTTTGCAACTGAGCGTTGTTGGTCAGAGCGCCATTCAGAGACAGAACCTCGTCGCGAGTTTTGCGAACCTCGTCCTGATACTCCTTCCAGGCCAAGCCACCGGCAACAGCGGCCATAGTGACCATGCCAATTGGGCCTGTGATTACACCGAGAGCGCCGCCCAGAAGACCCAGACCGCCTCGCAGCAGAGTGGATTGGGTAGCTGCGCCGGCAATCGATTGAGCGGCCTGGGTGGTCGGGTTGGTGAAGTTCACCATCGACCGGCCTGTGGTGGCGAGCATAGCGCTCAGACCCATGCCAGCTTGTTGCGCGAGCGCGACCTTGCCTGCAAGCGAAGAGATACTGCCGGCCATCGCGTCGGTTACGCCCTTGATGACGCTGTAGCCCTTCACAGCGCCGTAGACGTACAGGAACGCCTTGCCCCACTCATACAGAGCTTCGCGATGCTCAACGATCCACTTCACGCCTTCCGCTGCGATCTTGACTAGCTCAGCTAGGGCGCGGCCGAACTCTCTCGCGGAGTCGATCATTTCCGGGTCGGAGAGGATATCGTTCAAGCTATTCAGCTCGCCGGTTAGCGTGCTGAAATAGCCGCCCTCTTCGTAGCCGTCGTCGTTCAGGCCGCCGATGGCCAGAGCGAGGCGCTTGGTGGTGGTTTCGAACTGAGCGACAGCGCCGTTCCAGGTCTCTGTCATTGCTGCGGCGCGGCCTTTGAACGAGCGCTCAAGCTCGGCCATCATCGCTGCCAGAGCAGGCTCAGATTTTACCCGGCCCAGGCTGATTTGCTTCACCAGGTCGGAGTAGGTGGTGCCCAGCGCATCGGCCATTGCGTTGATGGCCACAGGAACGCTCTCGCCGAGCTGTTGACGCAGCTCTTCCATACTGACCACCCCTTTACCAGCCATTTGCTGAATAGCAACAGCGGCTCGTTGGAGGTTCTGGTCAGTGCCGCCGAACGCAGCAACAGAGTCGATCAGGGTGTTCAGGCTCTTTTCGGCAGGATCGAGGCCGGCGACGCGCAGCTTCACAAAGCTGTCAGTGATCGAGTTCAGGCTGAAAGGCGCAGTGGATGCGCGGTCGAGCAGACCCTGCACATCAGCAATCGCCTCTGCGGTTGCTTTGGTGCTATCGGTCTGCATCGAGAAGTTTTTCATCAGCTGGATCGAGCGTTCCATTTCGGCGTTGACCGAAACGATTGCCCGCTGCCAGCCAAATGCGGCGTCGGAGACGTTCTGAATTGCGGATCGAATCAGGGAAAGGACGATCACGCCGTCACGCAGGGCGCTTCCCCACGAACGGGTAGACCGCTCAGCTCTGCGAATGGCCTGATCTGCAGCGCCACTTCGCTGAATGAACTGAGCCAACTGGCCGTCAGCTCTCTTGAGGTTGAGCGTAAATTCGCTGCCATCGAGAGACAGCTCTACAACCAGTTGACCCAAGCTCATTTACTATCCACCTATCAAACTCAAGAACTTGTCTTTGGCGCCTGGTTCTGGAGCGACGTGGATGTTCCGTCGAAGCCTCGCCGTCTCACCGATCTCCAGGGTCAGGCGACCCACATACTCTTCAATCCGTCGAGACTGGTCGGTGGTCTGCGGAGGCGTGATCATCGTCCCGCGCTGCACAGACCTGATTTCTTCCTCTGCTCTGATCCGCTCGATCTGCCGCTCCAACATCCAGAACCGGCGAGCTGGCATTGCCAGCACATGCGTGTCAGTCCATCCGTAGAAGCGGCAGAAGCGGGCGAACAGGAAGGCGAAATCGATTGCCTCGACGGCTGCTACTCCCCCGATACGGGGGCAACGCTCTCCACTGCGCCGGTCTTGCCTTCGGCCTTCGCCTGGGCTTCGGCTTCGGCAGCCAGCTTGTTCGGGTCTTGGTTCACGAACTCGATCAGCGCGACCATCTGGCGCAGGCTCATGGAGCGAATCACCTCTTGCGGGGCGTCCGGGATCACGGCTTCGATGGTCTTCACCATCGAGTTCAGGAAGTCTTCTTCGGTCTGCACGCCGCCCTTACGAGTGATGGCGATGGACTCGATCATTTGGCCGACAGAGCGATCCACGACCGGGTAGCGCTTGCCGCGCAGGGTGACGAAGCGTTCCAGGGTGGTCAGTTCGTCCAGGTTCAGCAGTTCCATTTCTTTCTCCTAAGCAGCAGCCCCGATGTGGGGCTGCTTATTGGGTGACACTAACTAAGTCGTTAGTGAGTTACGGGGTTGCTACGACGGCTTTGTCGCCGTAGATGAACAGCACGCCGGTGTCCGCGTCCGGGTAGCCCTTGAACTCGCAGTTGAATACGCGCTCTTGGTCGTACTTGTACGCGAAGTTCATGCCACCAGCGGTAGCGGCCAGCGGGATCACCAGGTCTTCGGACTTGTCCGACAGCGGCTTGGAGATCGGGTGCAGCACCAGCTCCTTCGCACGCTCCAGCAGCGAGATACCAGTACCCGACTTCACTTCGACCTTCTTCTTCGGAGCAGAAGGGTTGGTGTTGTCGGTGATCAGGGTCGCGCCCGGAATCACGGCGGCCATGTTGTCCAGGGTGGTTTCGGCCAGCGGAGCCTTGACCACGATGTTACGACCCATGATGTACTCGTTCGCGACGGTATCGCCGAACTGGTCCACTTTGGTTTCGTGAGTGGTAGTGGTCACTTCCACTTCCACACCGCCCATCGTGAAGCCCAGGTCAACGCCGTCGTACAGCAGGGTGCAAGTACCCATGCGGATATTTTCGGTGGAGTTGTTCGCCATCTCCAATTACTCCCAGTTGTCAGCAACGAATTGGTAATTGACAGAAGCCTCGTACTGGCCGCCGTCTGTTCGCGGAAACACAAGAGGCTCGTGTTTCGGGAGGATGAACTTGAACTTCACCCCGCCCAGCTCCGCTCCTTCAAGCCGCAACACTTTCTTGATCGCGGCGGCCCTGTCGTAAGCCTGAGCGCTTTTCATTGCTCGGCTCACGACCTGGAAGGTTCCTTTGTTGATCCCGGTGTACGGGTCGATATCGATCATCACCCGAGCCAGAACAACGCTTCCCGAATCGATCTCTGCCGGCATGTAGCCGTAGAACAGATCGACCCCTTGAGTGCCCAGGCCCTGAGCCTGGATGTAACCTGTGATCGCCTCCAGCAGCTTCATAGCTTCGCCAGCTCCTTAAACACTGCAGCGGCCTGGGCTTTGATGAACGCCCTGTTTTCCTCTGCCGCTCTTTCGAGAAACTTGGCGCCTACTACGACTTCCGGGTAGACCGACTGCTTGATCTTCGACTTCGGACCCAGGTTCTCCCAGCCAATGCCTTCGTGAATCCTGATGGTGTAGTCGTAGCCCTGGTGGTCTTCGAGATCGATCAGTGACTTGTCGATGAAAACACTCACCGTCTTTTGCGAGGTGAGTCTTGAAACAATGGCTTGCTCCATGTCCCTGGTATCAATCGGAGCTCGCTTCTGAGCTTCCTTCTTGACGAACTCGCCAATGAGTTCGAGCCACTGCTTCTGCAGGCCTTCCATTCGAGCCTTTACCAGCGTGAAGCTGGCTCTGATACCTGGACCGCCTTTGATCCGAACGCCCATTACAGTTCGACCTGGTAGTGATCGATCTTGCCGTCCATCGAGAAGACGGGGCGGACGCCGGTGATCTCATACTCGACGCCGCGAATCTCCAGCTTGTCGCCCTCTTTGGGCGTGTGGCGCGGGTGCATCAATACCCTGCCCTTCTCCAGCTGCTCGTCGGCGTAGCTCTTGGTGCCAGATTTGTCAGCGCGAACGGAAGTCTGGCTCACCGAAGTGGCCAGACGAATGATGCTGATACCGACTTTGACAGGCAGTTCAAAGAGTCGATCTCCAGTGACGGTGAACCCGGCACTGGATTTGATCAGCTTGGCGGTATTGACAGGAATGAACGGAGTCATGCCAACAATTATAACACGCCACTAACTAACAGAATAGTTAGCTTGGAACTTGCAGGAGGGCTTTGCTGTTGTGGTGGAAGATCGATCCAGACCTCTTGTCGTAGTCTTCCAGGCTCAACTTGGTGCCGCTGTTCGAACCGCCGTCAACAACGAACTCTTCCAGGCCCAGCGCGGAGGCTGAGAACAGCAGTGTCGTGTTGTAGTTGGCTCGATAGCTCCAGTTGATCTCGCGACTGATGTGGTCAGCCGAATCGATCTCTCGACCTGCTTTGTCCCGGAACTTGAACTCCAGCTCCCGCGCAAGCTCTTCGGAGGTAGCGAACGATCTGCCGCCCATCAGTTGCTTTCGCACGAAGTCCTCGGCTACTCGAACGTCTGCGCGCATCTGAGTCGCAAGCGTGCTCAAGATACTGTCGGTAAAGCTCGCTACGAGCGTTTCTGCGACGGCAAAGCTGCGATCAGTAGCGTGACTACTGCTCGCGCTTTCCGACGCTGCTATCGCGCTCCCAGAGCCCTCCCTGAGTGCTGAGCCAACCATGCCTACGAACACATGCTCGAAGTCGTCTGCAATTCGCTTGAAGTCCCGGTCCATCGCGACCAGAGACTTGGTTCCATTGCTGACGCCGGCAAGAAGTTCAGCTGCTGCGCCGCGAAGGCCTGTCAGGAAGTGCTTGTAGAGGGTCACGGCTTCCTTGACGTGACCACCTACTGCCTGGTTATCGACCGATACGGATTGCATAGTTGATGATCCCGCGCAGCTCGACAGCAGCACGCTTGCTGATTGGCAGTTCGAGCGGCTTGGAGGTGCGATAGAAGTGAGTGGATTCGCCGGCAGCATGGGACAGCAGACCCAGGATGCGCTGGCGTTCGATTGGGTTTCCGCCCAGGAGCGAGTCGGCTTCGGCCAGCTGGCAGCGAATCAGCTGCTTCACCACTTCCGGCTTGAGCTTGGAAATCTGGTCGGCGGTCAGAGATCGAGTTGAGCCGATCTTCGCCATATCAGACGGCATGATCGACAGTGGATCGATCAGGTGGCGATGGTTGAAGAAGCTCACGCTCATGGAGCCGGCGTTGTAGTACGCGGTGATCAGAGCTGCGATCTGCTCTTCCTTCGAGGCGTCTTTGAAGGTGGCCAGGTCGGTCATGTTGAACGACTCGATGATCAGCTCCTGGTAACTGGCGAAGCTGTTCTCACCCACCACCAGCAGGTTGTCGGACTCGATCACGATCTCGGTCGCTACCGAGCTGATCAAGTTGCCGTCAGCGTCCTTGAAGTCGTAGGTCGCGATTGCGAAGGCTCGACCAGAACTGATCTGAGTTGCGGACGATGGCAGATTGACCCCTGCCGTCAGGGCATCGGCGAACAGGAAGTCGCCGGCGTAGGTTTCAGCTCCACCAACCGTCACCTTCACCGAAACGGTGTGAGCGGTCATCGGGTGACCGCCCACGCCAGGCTCGATTTGATAACGAATGGCAGTGCCGGATTTCACGACACTGACCATGCCTTACTCCTTGTTGGACTCGGCGGCTTCTTTCAGAGCCAGCAGCTCTTCGATGATCTCGACGATGGAGCGGCCCTTGATGCCGTGTTGCGAACCCAGGTTGCGCAGACCGGCGATGCCTTCGGCGTCGGCCAGGGCTTCCAGGTCTTCACGGGTGAAGTCGAACTTGGGCTTTTCGGCAGAACTATTGACGGACTCGCCCTGCCCTTCGCTCTGAGCGTCGACCTGGTTCTCAGTCTGAACCTGGTTCTGCTCTTGGGCGCCCAGGTTGGATACTTCGTGGCCGGTGCCGTGCAGGTCGTTCAGGTCTTTGTTGCGAACGTCCACCATGCGCTGAGTAGCGCTGGGGTTTTCGCCTTCCAGGGTTTCGCAGGCGACGATGCAGCCCAGGCGCTCGGCCTCGACGGAGCTGATGTGCTCGGATACGCCATCTTCGAACTTGATGTTGCCGAAGTAGCCAGTGAAGCCGGCGAAGCCGGGGTCAGTCAGACGAATTTGCATTGATATTGTCTCCAGGAGAAATGAAAAGAGGGGCGTGGTTTCCCATGCCCCTCTTATACCACACTAACTCACTGCTTAGTGAGTCCAACGTCCTTAGACGTTGGTGACACCGCGCAGAGCAGCCAGCGACTTGGTGGCCTTGAGGGCCAGGCCGCAGTACCACTTCAGACGGGTGCGGGTGGCGTCCTTGTTCTGGACGGTGCCGATATCCTCGATGCGGATACCAGCGGACTCGCCGCCGAACAGGCCGTGAACACCGTCAACTTCGTTCAGGCGCAGGGCGTAGATCGAGCAGGTGTTCGCGGCGGAACCCTGAGCAACGTCGCCCGGAATGAACTCGTTGATGATGATCGGGATGCCGTCGTGAGCCGGCACTTGCAGACCGAAGTTGTCGATCTGGAGCATACCGCCAGTGTTGCCACCAGCTGCACGCCACAGGGTTTTCAGGGCGCGGAAAGTGCCCGGACGCATCATCAGAGCGTCAGGACGACCGTTCACCTTGTCGATCAGCTCGTCCAGCATCGCCAGGCTGATGGCAGCGCCATTCGGGCCAGCGGTGATGAAGTTGCCGGTGTCGCTCACCAGCTTGTTCAGGCCGTCGAAGGACTACGGGTTGACCGAGCTGTCGCCTTGCACCAGAGCACGACGGAAGACGGTGGCCAGGCCCTTCGCCTTCATGGCGATCTGGATCGCCAGCTGCTGATTGGTGTCGGACATGGTTTCGTTCAGGAACTTATCCACGTCCACGTCACCAGCGATGATACGCAGCTTGGTGACCACTTCTTCGACTTCGGACGCGCCTTCCGGCACGACTTCGTTCACGTCCAGGAACACGCCTTCGCTGTTGGTCTTCTCGCGGACGTAGACGTAAGCCTTACCGTCGGTGCGGGAGAACGGCAGCAGGGCCATCAGATCGTCCTTGTGGACGATTTCTTCGATCACGCCGCGCACCATGTCCTCTTGGGACAGAGTTTCGGCGATATCACGCATCAGAGGCATATAACTAACTCCTTAGTTAGCTTGGATTTCGGAAAACTCAGTAAAGCCCCGGCCTTGTCGGACCCTTCACTGATTCTTGTTGCTGAGCGCCTGAGCGATGCGGTTCACACCAGTAGCGACAGGCTTCGGAGCCTCGACCTTCTTGCCGGTGTCCAGGTTGCCACTTCCGCTACCCGGCTTACCCTTCTGCTTGATCAGAGAAGCGGCTTCCGGGTGGGCCGAATACAGCGCTGCAATCGCGTCCTCGAACGCCTTGTATTTGCCGTTCGCATCCACCAGCGGAGTACGGTCGGCAGCGCCTTTCGGCTTGTCGTACACAACGACCTGGCCGTCGATCAGCTCGACGTGATTGCCAAATTCCTTGCGAGCGATGCTGGCCGGAATCTTGGACTGCTCACGAATGAACACCGACTCGGAGAAGGCACGACCTACGGTCATTTCCTGAATCTGCGAATCGCGCTCATTGAGCTGCGCTTTCAGAGCCTCGATCTGCTCGGACAGAGTGCTCTTTTCCTTGGTGTGCTCAGTACGCACTTGCTCCAGGATGCGGTCGTACTCGCCACGCTTCTCCAGGTTCAGGCGTTCCTGTTCCTTTTGCTGCGCTACGAGAGCGGCCACATCTTCCGGTTTCAGGTCGCCCAGGGCGCCCTTGAGAGCGTTCAGCTGCTCTTCTGCCTGCTTGGCGCGATCTTTGTGCTTCATCACGTCACGCAGCAGCTTGGCGGCCTCGTCGCTCAGACCGGACTTGGAGCCGGGCTTGTCGTCTTCGCCTTCACCACCATCGGAACCAGGCTGGTTGTCACCAGGCTTGTTGTCCGGGGTGTTGTCATCACCTGCATTGTCGGCGCCATCGCCGTTACCACCGGGCAGATCGTTGCCGTTGCCGTCGTTGGCTTCCATTACAGGGATGCCGGCTCGACCGAAGAGCCAAACAAGATGTTGGGGCATAAATTACTTACTCCTGGCCTTTCGCTTGGCCGCTGGATTTGCCGTTCTCTCGGCTTTGGGTTTCTGTCTTCTTGGAGGCCGCTTGGTCGCGATTCCGTTTGGCTTCCTCGACGACACGCTTGGCTGCATCCGAACCTTCGGCACGAACCTGCTCTGCGCTCTCTTGCAGATCAGAGGCCCAGGTCTTCAACTCGCCACGCATTTTCTTGAGAAGGTCATCCCCGAGGTCCGGGAACAGCTTCTCGACGGTGCGGAACATCTGCTCTTCCATGAGGATCGCGGGCACGCTCATGAGGCGGAGCTTCATGGCCACGTCGATCTCGTCGTACAGCGTCCGCACGTCAAACTGGCTTTCGACCGGGTAGGTCACAACGTCCTTTTCAGGAGCGTCGGCTTCTGCCCAGGCGCAAACCACCTTGAC